TTAATTACCCCTTCACCTATTAAGTGTCCCAAAACTGGTTTTTGGTAAGCACTTTTCAAAAGTTTTTTAATATTCTAAGTATGAGTGAGCTTCGCTGTCTAAACAGTAGTTATTTTATCCTAATCGGTATTGTACTCTAAATAAGCCTTATTATTAATATAAATGATGTTTGCTTAGGTATGTTATAATACGTGCGCGCATTATCGCCTTATTGAATACTCATGTAATACTCATGTATATATCATGGGTTATTCTTTAGTAATACAAGTATATATCAAGTATAAGTAATGCGTAGCATTACACATGAGTAATACGTAGTATTACGAATGTCTATAGAAAAAGTTTAATTTATTTTCAAAAAAGGCTTGACAAACTAATCAAAGTGTGATATACTGTATATAAAGAGTTGAGAAACCCCTCTTCTTGATTCTATTTCAAGTTCTTTGAAAATTACATAAGGAGTGATAAGTTATGGATTTGTATTATAAGGACAAGCTGTATAAATCTGACCTTTCGCTAAGAGAAGTAAGTTATGAGTTGGGCATACCTAAATCAACCCTTTCAAGATATCTAAAGAATGAGCCAACTTACAAGACTTGTTACTTTGAACAGCGGGGGGAGAAGATAGAACAGTTTTATTTTGGTAAAAGGCTAGATACCTTTATTGATGTTTATGAGATGTCTGTTATACTAGATATTAGTGTTAAGGCATGTAAGAGAGTTATTGATAAGAAAGAATTATGGTTTCATAAATATTTTAGTGTTTCCCCCGACCTAAAGGTCGACCCCAAAGGGGTTAAGCTTAATAAATAATATTTAGGAGGTTTGCTAAAATGCTTAGATTTGTTTTATTTGTAACTAGTTGTGCTATAGGTTCAGTACCGGAATTGAATAGAAATATTATAGACTTTGACACTGGAAAAGATGTGTACAAGCCTATGAAGGTTTGGCACATACCATGTTATATATTATGGTTTTGTTACTTACCGTTTATATTTATTCCCCGCACTAAGATGTTTAGAACTTTGATTAGTTGGCTGAACTCTGAAGTTGGGGGAAAAGATAAAAAGTAGTTGACATTACCAATTATGTATGATATAGTTAATATAAACAAAGGAGGTACAGTATGAAACTAGAAGAACAGATAGTAATTAACTTAACTAAACAAGAAGCTAGATTGTTGCTAGATGCCTTAAATTACTGTGTTAGTTGGGATACTTTAGATAGTCCAGAGCACTATAACTTACTTGAAGACCTAGCCAAGAAACTAGATTATATCGACTAAGGAGGAATAAAATAATGGACTTAGCTATAACAGCAATGCAGGATTCACTTTATTGTTTGGATGACCTACTAAGAGAAGTTCCTTATGATGACTACGCAGGCGTGGTTGAATCTGCTATTGAACTTAAAGTACGTATAGAAAATGAACTGGAGGAAAAGGGAATTGATTATTAATTATTTAGATGTACTAAACAAGTATGAAAAACTAATCATGGAAGACCCTAAGTACTATGACAAACTTCAGCTTAGCTATGCTAGGTTGTGTATGTGGCAAGAGTATGACTTCTGTAAAAGGCGGTCATTAGTAAAGGAGGACTAGAAATGTTACTTTTATTCTACGTTATTTTGATATCCATATATGTTTTTAACCCCCATGGGAAGGGTAAAGGGATTGTTTCAAATATCGTTAGGACAAGTTTTAAAATCACATTTTGGATTATGACTATTATATTAGTTATTCACTTCTTACTTAAAGCGGGGGTGATACACTAAAATGGTTGCTATAATAATTATTGTGTTACTGATAGGAATATACTCACAACTAACTAAGAAGGAGGAATAGCTATGGTTAACTATGGATTAAAAATTGGGGGGCTTACTTACGACTTACAACTTTTGGATTCCCCGCCCAAGCTTAACGGTAATGCAGTTCTAGGTATGATTAATTATGATAGACAAGAGATTTATATATCTAATGAGCAACATATCGAGACTAAGTTAGTTACTATATTACATGAGATACTTCATGGTATTGTTCACGATAGGAACTTGCCAGTCGGGGGAAATGAGGAGAATATTGTAGATGGTTTATCTAGAGGAATATATCAGATATTAGTGGACAACCCTAGATTGATGAATATGTTAGTATATAAATTACATGAGATGTATAAGGAGGAAGATTAATGGGACAAATTGATAGATTCGCTAAGGGAGAGATTTACTTACGACTTACAAGTGGAGCTGACTATAATTACATTATGGAGAAGTTAGATACTCTAGGCGTTACTTGGGCTACTGAAGCTAAACCAAGCTCACTAGATGTATATCAAAATGGTATTGTGTTATGCTGTGATAATGGAATACTTAGTTGGACATGTACTCCTAGTGATGAGATAGGAGATGTTCCAATAGAGAACTACGCGAGGTATGAATATGTAACAACTAATTATGATTTCCCTGTTGATAAGCTTGCTGAGGTGGGGAGAACAGAGGTAGTTAATTATGTGGACAAGCTTATAGATTATACACCTATACAAGGAGATAGATATAGATTTGAGTTATATGACTATGAATACATCTTAGCTCATGTAGGAGGTCGAGAGTTTAATCTTATTAATATGGTAACAGGTAATTTACTTACTAGTGATTCTTTTGAACTGCCTAAGTATGGTATTGATTTAATTAAGTATGCAGGTTCTGTAATTACTCATGTGAACGGGAATAAGATTTTATAGTCTTCCCCCGCATGTGGGGAGAGCAGGAGGTATGATATGAAAAAGTTATTGATAGGTTCACTAATAGGTATAACTACTGTAGGCTGTGTACAAGCTTCAGATACTGGGGCGGGGAATACAGATAAGTTATAACACTAAAGTTTTAGGAGGTATAAACATATGGATATGAATAATAAAAGATTAATGAGAGATACTATAAGAAAGGAGATATGTGATAAGTACGGCTCATGCCAGCATTGTCCACTGAACTTAGAGTGTAAAACTGCTGAATGTATTCTAACACAACTAGACGATGAAATACTAGAAGACTATAAGAATACACCTGTTAAGTTTGGGAAGGCTGTGTTGGTTAATGATAGACTATGTATACTAGTATGTGACCATGAGCAAAGGAAAGATTGGGTTAATCTAGTAGATTTAGGCACTGGTATAGGACTAGGAGAGTTTCAATGTACAGATACTACTATAGGAGCTTTAGAAGCTTTCTACGAAACTGAAATTAGTCTATCCTAAATAAAGTTTAATTCCCCCACCTGCGGAGTGCTTACAACAAAGTTACTTTACTGGTCGGGGGAGAACATAAAATAGTTGACAATTACTTAGACATATGATATTATAGAGATAACAAAGAGAATACTTTTTAGGAAAGGAGTTACTATACACTATATAGAGAGGAGATACACACATAATTTATCAGACAGGGTACAATACCTAACGGTTTATAGTAAGGGCACACACCCCCTGCGGGGAGAACTAAAAAAATACTAGGAGGAAATACTATGAAATGCAGATACACACAACGAAAAGAATTACTAACACACATTATTAAGACAATAGAGAAACTTGACACTAAAGAACTAAAAGAGCTTTGTGAATACTTAGCTAAGAAGTTCCACTTGTTGATGTAGATTAATAATTTAGTTGGTTTCCCCCCAACTTTGAAGCTAGGATTACTAGCTGTTTAGAAGAGTTTCCCCACCTTGAAAACTTACAGGCAAAAACTCAAAACGGGCTAAGCCCTATGCGAAAACCTTTTTAGAAACAGTTGGAATCACCACTGCGAAAAGTTTTTAGCCTTCTATTTAGAGACTGACGACCCCCGCGCCCTGTCTGAATATTTAGAATAGTCCCCCTTTTCTGAACTTTCTGAATTGTCTGAATATTCTCTATCCTTTAGTATGTTAACGTGCTACTACAGCGGAGTGTCAAGATACTGACAGTGTGTTGGTTGACTAGTACACTAGTTGTCTAGGTTACTAATGTCCTACTACCTTATACCTATACTATATCATTACCTTATACATTACATACTTCATTTGATATCAATAGCTTACTTATTCTGATTTCCCCCGCCCTGCTTGTGTCGATTGTCTGACTACTGAATGATGACCGAACGTCTCTTTCTTTATTCTGAATAGTCTGAATATTCTTTAGATTGCATTATCATATCATGACGTTCTGCATACTGAATCCATATGGGTATTGTTTCCCTTATTGTATTACTCATTCATTTCTATATCTTACTCATTTAGTTTTAGTACCCTGCACCTTATTTTGTATTCCCCGCCCCGTACTCAAGACAGTACTCAGTAGTATCATTGTAAGCTCATCTAATAGCTTGTACACATCGTTCATATACTCGATAGACTAATAGCATTACTCGATACTAATCACCTTGTAACAGCTTCCCATACAGTATAACATACTAAGCATATAGTACTAGGCGGGGTCAGCTATATAGGCGGGGGAGAACAAATAAAAAAAAACTAACCCTCAATTGGATTAGCCTATTATAGTAGTTGTAGCATAAGCCTCAGCTCTGTCTACTAACTCATCTTTAGTTGTTCTAGTTGTTATGTACTGCTTGTCATATCCCATCTCTTTGATTAGTTGGTCAATCTCTTTTATTGCTGTATGGTATGTCTTTCTCTCATATAGTACTTGTACACATTCTTTGATTACCTCTTTTAGTTCAGCCTTAGTCATCTTCATTAATTCACTTCTCATTGTTATCTTCCTCCCTCAACTTGTTAATATAAGTATAACATGATTGGGTGGGATTGTCAACAGTTTTTACTAAAAAGATTTAATTATTTTTCAATAAGTTTTACCACTTGTTTACGTACTTGTTTAGTCTAACATGCTTGTCTTGGAAGTAACCTTCAGTTATCATTTCATTGTACTGCTTGTCCACTGTTTTCTTAGCCTTGTAGTTAGCACATAGTTTCATAAATTGTTCTTTACTTAATCTCATTAGTATTTACCTCCTCAATCTTGTTTAGTTCATTATGTAGTTTACCTTGTAGTCTTCTTGCTTCTACTAATGCATTGTTAATCTTATCTGTTCTGTCTTCCCCCAATACTCGTTGTAGATTGAACTCACTCTCAATGTTATATATAGCCATCTCTAGTTGGTCACTTATCATTGTTAGAATTAGTTTATCAAACATATCCACATTGTTCCTCCTTGCTCCCTTGGGCGGGGAGAATATATAAAGTTTATTTAAATCTAGCTACACAATTAATTCCATTACGTTCATATAGTTCTCTACTAGCTATTAGCCAATCTAGTTCTCTTCTCTTCCTTACATACTTAGCTAACACTTCAGCGTTTCTACCTCTCAATTGTTTTAACTCTTCAGTACTCATTCCTAATAATTTAATGTTCATATCAATCTCTCCTCTACTGTTTAATTCTACTGTTAAGTAGTTACTCTCCCATTACAGAGAGTTTACTTTCTCATTGTGTTTACTAGTGCTTCGTATGCATCTAGTTGAGCATATAATTCCATTAAGTCATTGGTTACATCTATTCCCTTGTTACCTAGTTCAGTTAGTCTTTCTACCTCTAGGTCAATCTCTTTTACTTTGTTCTCTATGTAGATTAATAATGGTATCTCTTTCATTCTAATCTCTCCTCTCTTTATTATGTTTCCCCCGACCTGTTAATTATATACTATCATAGCTTGTCCAACTTGTCAACATGAATCATCAAAATCGATTCATAATTTTACTTATACAGCATCTACTCTATTTAGACGATTATAAGCTATTTCAAAGTATTTCTCATCTTGTTCTATTCCTATAAAGTTACGTTCAGTATTTTGTTCATGCATCTTCCTCCTCAATTATTTATCCTAAAAGGATTTTATGTTTTCTAGGTCATGTGTTATTCTTTCTAGTTCAGTTCTAAATGGTTTGTATCTGTTACACCTAAATGCTCCAGTGATGTCTTCAAACAAGTACTTACAATCATATCTTAGATATTCAATGTTGCTTAGCTCCTCTAGGTCATAGAATAAAGCTTCTAGCTTGTCCATTAAAACCTCGGCTGAATCTGTACCTCTTATTAGTATGTTCAATGTCTTCTCTTTATGGTTCTTTGTTAGTAGTTTAATATTGATTCCCATTTATATGTTTCCCCCAATCATTATAGTTAGTCTCTTTGCTTAGATGCTATTGGTAAGTCAGTTCCTAAGGCTATGTAGAGGATTAATCCTACTGGTACAAGCATTAATATTCCTAATCCTAAACTTAGCTTAAACAAGCTCTTACAGCATTTCCATAAGCTCTTAACTAGACTCATTATGTTTCATCTCCTTTCATATGTTCCCTTCGTTGATATTAGTATCTCATATTCTAAAGTATTTGTCAACACTTATTTTTATATTTTCCCCCGATAACAAGAAAAGACTTCCTCCTTTGCGGGGGAAGCCATAACAATTTAAATATCTCTCCTTATAACTAACTCATCGTTAGGTATTATTTCTTGAACATATTCTCCAAAAGAGTTTATAGTTCTTAGAATACTTCCTTGCTCAACTGTTAATATACTTCCTGTATGCAAGCTTGTTAGTCTTTCTTTATCTAAAGATACCATATAACAATCTTGATTAGTTATTATAACATCACCGCTGTTTATATTTGTTAAGTCTAACTGTTCTCTTTCTATTCTCATAATAATTCCTCCTAAATAATTTTAATCCTTTATGTTCTCCCCCGACTAGATAACTTTTCTATGTTTCCACTTAGACCATTCGGGTGGGGTGTATTTACAATTGTATCCGTTACGTTGGCTGTCATACTTCTCAATGTAGAATACTTCTTTAGTCTTCAGCCAATTATAAACCTCATAGTTATCCATCCCTACTACATCACATAGTTCTAATATCTCACACTTAAAACCATCTTTATACAATCTATAATCACGCTTCATTTGTTTGTTCTCAGTATGGTGTTGCTTCTCTAAGTTCTTAAAATGTCTCCTCAGCCTGTTGTACACATTAGCAGATTGTCCTACATAAGACCTCCCTGTTATCGTGTTATATATTCTATATATTCCTACCGGTTGAGGTAAAGTGTATCTCATTGTTAGTCCCTCCTTACTATGTTCTCCCCCGATGGGGGGAAGCTTGTCCCCTATTGATATCTAGCTACTAAAGTAACCATTACTATTGCACATGCTAAGTTTATGCATTGCGGTACAATCGCCATTGGTGAAGCGTTAGTCCTTACTAATAGGATTATGTTGCATATCAAACCTGTAGTCAGTATTATCCAGAATAGCTCGCTAATCCCTTCAACATTCTTTGTCTTGACTGTCTGTATTAGTTGGGGGAAGTAGCAAAACATCAAACATAAGCTAAAACCAATACTAAGTAAATTATTCATTATGCTTCCTCCTTAACTTCGATAAACTCTAATTCATCCTTAGGCACTATTATTGTCCCTGTATCATGCTCAATACTAATTAATCCATCATCATTAAATATTTTTACATCAGTAGACTTACCATCCCTATAACAGCTTGTAGTTGCCACTATATAGTTTTTCATGTTACTTATCTCTCTTGGTGTATCTTTAAATGTTATATGTTCAGTGTGCTCCTTCCAACAATCGTAACAGCTACAACAACAATCCTCGGACTCTTCTAATCCAACTGAACTTGGACATGAAATACTTTCTCTAGTCATTCCAAAACCTATTAAGCTTGACTCACTTGCTTGGTCTCCGAACTCATATTCATAGACATGGTTTAAGAAGTCCTCTCTAGTGTATTGTAAACATTCTCTTTCAAATTGCTCTTTAGTCATTATTAACTACCTCCATTAATTTTAGATTTTCTCTTGGTATTATTCTGACAACATCTTCATTGTACTTTTCCTTCAAGAATATTGGTATGTCACTACATACTTGTAAGTCTCTCACATATAATATGTTATCTACTAAGGACAACAGCCCTAACCCTTGATTAGTGGATATTACTAAGTACTTATCATATTGGGTCACAATTAAATCTCCGTCTTGTCTTGGTTGTAATTGGTGCTCACCTAATATATCAAATTCCATTAGTTGTTACCTCCTAATATATTTAGTATTTCATTCCATTCATAGAAGCCCTTACCTCTAGTTAAATCTTTACATACCCCGTACACATACGCATTGATGCCTAGACTTCTGTTGTCACCTGCTTCTGGTTCGTCGTGTCTTCTAATATCTTCGTAGTGTGGGTATACTGGTTTATGGTATATGTCTGCACAATATTCAGCTATGTCTGCTATGTCTCCCCCATCTCTAATTGTTCTCAGTATATGTTCAGCCATGTCTTTCATTCCTTTAAGCTGTCCTAGTTCAACCATAGTCCCGCATGCATAAGGTTGTGGTTCTATTACAATGATATCTGACTCAATCAAAGCTTTAGTATCTTGCTTTACTATTCTGTCTGGTAAGTCTTCTGCATTGCCTTGGGCTTGCTTGTCATTAATATCTTTGTTGTCCACTGGATTATAGATGCCATATCCTAAGGCTTGTACATCTTTCTTTTCCTTGTCTCTAAGTAGTATTGAACCTCCTGTCAACATGTCCCCACCGATATAAACTTGTTTCTTAGGTTCTTCTGGTCTCTCAGAGGATATGTCCTCAACCATGTCGGGGGATATAAAATAACTAAAGTATCCATTGCCAATTAATGCTACAAAGTCACCTCCGTCTATGTCCTCCACTTCTAACCACTTCCCTGCTAGTTCTTCTTCCATGTGTTCCTGCCAAACTAATCCATGATAGTAATTACCTACTCTTAAATCATTTCTTATCTTTATAAACATTCTAGTTCCTCCTCTGGTTATATATTATCATACTCTTCGTTCAGTGAAATACATTCCTTTAGTTTACGCTTCTTCAGTTGTCTTTCACTTAAATATGGGTATTCTTCTTTGTCCCTATGTGGGTTTGAGTAGTTGGGGTCATGGTCTTTAAGCCATAACTCCGTTAACTCATTTAGTTCTTGTTTGCTATATTGTTTATTGTACATTGTAACACCTCTATCGCTTTATTTATTCTCCCCCCGATTGCGGGTCTTGATAAATCATATTCATTAGATAGTTCTTGGTGTGTGTATCCAAATACTAAATGCTTGATTATCAATTCCCTGTCTATATCGTCCAGAGGACAATCCTCTCTGCAATAACAGCCTAGTAGTGTCTTTATATCAATGTACCTGTCTAGTGTGCTTAGATGCCCGCTTAGGGCGTTCTCTCTGTAGTACAGTGTGTTCATTAGCTCGTGTTTAAGCATTAATGTCCTTTAGTTCAGTTATTATGTGTGTGATATATCCAAGTGTGTCATTATCTAAAATCTTCTCAGATAGTTGTTCTTGTACTAGTTCTAGCTCATCATTTGGGTATCTAACAAACCCTGTTACAGTATCTACGAATGTGGCTAGTTTTGTATCTGACTTCATACTTTTGTGTATTCCCCAATAGTTGATTAAGTCCTTTACTGTGTCCTCAATTGATTCTTGTACTTCTGCTTCTTTAGTTCTAAGTGATTTTAATCTGTTAATTTTGTCTGATATTCTAGTTAGTGTTGAGGTTGACCCAAATACTTCATATGTTACTTGAACTGAGTTTCCATAGTCTCTGTTCTTTTGTAAATATAATAGTGTTAGTTCATTAATAAGCTTGTCCATATTATCGCTCCTATCTAATTTAGTAGTTTCTAGTTTAGTTATTTGGCATATTTCCCAATAGAATTCGTTGTCAACTTCGTATATCATATCTCCTAAATGTGTATACATACTATCCGTTATTGTACCTTCTACTCCTAGCCATTTTTGCATTTCGGGAACTACATATTTCCTACTTATTTCAAAAGCATTTTGGTTAATTCTTATTTTATCTCCAATCTCCATTATATTACCTCCTCGATTCTGTATACTTTATCCATGTTATTCAATAATATCTCTCTACCATCACTAGTTACGCACATTCTATATTCGGCTTGCTTGATATTAAAGTTTGCATCATAGTAGTTAGCTCCTTCTGGTACATATAACCCATTAACTAATTCATCATTGAAGCACTGTACTAAGATTCGGTCTCCTTGTTGTGGGTTTTCTATAGGGTCTAGTTTATGAACTCCATCTTCGTATACTCTCCAAACGTCATTATGTTTCTTATCTAAACCTTCAATTTTTAATATCTCATCTCCATATAATTCTGAAGTTTCTAAATACATTCCATATGGTAATTCAATACCTTCACTTTTCATTATACCTCGGATTACACTACTAGTTATTACGACTACATCTCCGTACCTAAACTTAGGTTCTTCTACTTCTTCCTCAGCTAGTTCAAGTTCAAAGCCTAGTGATTTAGCTATATCTATTACTTTATCGATTTCACTACATATTGTTGTTCCTCTACTTGTCCTTTTATCAAACTTAATTGATATTACATCATCTTCAAAGCCTCTGTATTCCCCTGCACAATCGTGGAAGCTTCCTTGTACTAGTTCGCCATAACCAGTTTCTCCAAAACATTTGAATGCTACTCTTTTACCTATATTGTAAGGTATGTTATGCTTGTCCAATTTAGTTCCTAATAACTCATAATTCTCTACTAGGTAATTATCAAAGAATTGCTCATCTAAGGGTGACCAGTGAGTATATAAATCTCTTTCATGGTCATATCTAAGTGAGTAATTACCTTCAGCTCCTCGAGTCTCCCCCTCACAAGTTTGAAATTTGCCTTTTACAATAGTAGCCTCGAATGTTTCTCCATTTAGTCTTACTCTTATCTTTCTTCCCTCGTTATTCTCGATATCTCTCATTATTTTTAAATTTGCCATTGTTTATCTCTCCCTTAACTTTTTATTGACTTGTTGATTTTAGTGTACCATAGCTTGTCCATGTTGTCAAGAGTTATTTCCTTAACTTTCAAGTATTTCTTTTAGAGATTTTATTTTCCAGAAGTTCCATAACCTCCGCGGTTTGAATTTTCTAGCTTGTCCACTTCAATAAAGTTTACTTCTGGCATCTTCTGTTGCACTCTGAACTGAGCGGGTCTATCTCCTATATTTATACTACCATCTCTAGTTGCTAAAAACATTCCCATCCATTCGTCAGTGTCCCCCGCATAGGCTTCGTCTATAACACCATGTGAGTTAGTTAATAACAATCCATAGTTCTTAAATGTACTACTTCTAGGTACTATATATCCTTCGTAACCTTCTGGTAGTTCCATAGCTACTCCAAACTTAACTTTTACAACATCTCCTGCATTATAATTTATTGTGTCACCATGTTCAGTAATAACTCTAGGTTGTCCATACTCTGGTATTACTTCTATCTTACTAGCATATAAATCCATCCAACAACTTTTTGTGTTTCCCCCAACATGTTTAGGTAGTTTTGCTGACTCTCTTAACTTTCTTATTTTAATATCTAACATATTATTTCTCCTCCTCTAAGTCTTCCATTATTCTAAATATTCCTTGAGTATCTTTGTTGAACGTTACTATATATTCACAACGTGGATGCTTGTCCAACAAGTTTTTAACTCTTCTTCTTACTGAAGTAGCATCACTTCTGAAGTCGTTGTCCGGCTCTAAGTGTAATAGTATTGCTATTTTTCTCACTGTTAGGTAATCAACTAACTCTCCTCTATCTATGCACTGAATGCTTACCACTTCTCCATTAACTATTTGATTTAACATCTTTGCAAAATACTTCTCTGCTAATACTCTGTCGTTTCCAAAGCTGACATCATCGTAAATTGATTTAGCGTCCATTACTTCTCCCCCTCCAATTCTACGTATGTCTTTTTAACTTGAAATACTTTCAGTAAATTTGGTACTTCTAATCTTGTATTTCCTAACATTACTATATCGTTCTCATAGTCAAACTTTATAGTTTCATTTGTGTGTATTGTTATTTCTTCGTCGTAGTAATCGGGTCTAATCAGTACTTTATACTCTTTCATTTGTTTACCTCCTTGTTTCCTATTATACTAAATAGTTCTTTATTTGTCAAGGCTTCGTTTATATCTTTTGCTTTGTTCTCCCCCCAATCAGTTTCAACCTTGTTGCCTTGGTATAACTCTTTAACTAGTTTCCACCCTTGGCGTCCTGCTATATCGCGGTCTAAGCCGTCTCTAACGCTTCTAATACCTGCTAGGTGTAATTGCCTAACTTGTTGTTCGCTTATCGTTGCTGAGCCTATAGCGACCGCAGGAATACCATACTGCCACAATGATAATGCATCAATTTCAGATTCACATATCCACACTTCTTTAGCTCCCGCTTTGGTGGCTTCGTATAATCCAAATAGGTAATCTGCTCTATCTGAATCCTCTGTATTGAAGAACTGTTTACCACTCAAGGAACGTTCTTTACTATACACAAATTCACCTTTTAAGTTTCTTACCCATAACACTAATGCATCATGCTGTTTGTTATATCCTATGCAAAATCTCCTTGTACCTAATATACCACGATTACTTAAATATGTCAAGGCTTTATAATTATTACTTCTATAGTAGTCTACTTCTTGTTTTGGAATAGTTTTCTTCTTTCTCCCCCCGAAATAGATTGGGTTTCTTCTTTTGACATTCTTGTTATACTTAGTTACTTGTTCTACGTAATGCTTTTTGCCTGTTAGTTCTTCAGCTAAAGTGTTTATGTTTCCCTTCCACCCGCAGGTAAAACAGTTACATGTCCCGTCCTCTAAATGAATCCCGAAACTTGGCTTTCTCTCTCGACCATTGTTATGAAACGGACACGTAACCATTAGATTTACTCCGCTTCTTTTCTGGTCGGGGAAATAACCTAAAGTTTCTAACTCACTTACTACTGTTTCTATATCCAACATGTAGGGATTCCCTCCTCCACTTTCCACACTATTTGATTCTTAGAGCCTCTATATTTTAGTCCTTCTTCCTTTTGTGTTATATCAAACTTACCTGTTATTAAGTAGTCTATATAATGCAGTATTTTTGTTTTCTCCCCCAAGTCTTCTAGTTCGTAGCCTGTCCACAACCATATCTTACGGTCTGGATATTCTTGCTTGACTATTGAACACAAGTGGGATATCTCTTCATAGTTATAGTCTGCCAACGGCTCTCCTCCTAAAATACTAAGGTCTGGTTTCCATGGTCTATTTAGTAGCATTAATATATCACATACAGTATCGTCCGTAAACTCTTCTCCTACTTGCTTGTCCCACAAATCCCTGTTGTGGCAACCAAAACATTTATGCGGGCAACCGCTTACCCATAAGCTAATATTTATTCCATCTCCATTGTTTAAGTCTACTGGCTTTATCTCTGCATATCTCATTAATTTTCCTCCTCCGGCATAATCTGAATATTAAAACAATCTCCGAACGCTTCGTGACACTCTCTAACTGAAGGTGCTCTATTCGTTCTAAATGGTTGAGGCTCTGTCCATCTTGACCCATTCACTATATTAATTAACCCCATTGAGTCAAGGCTAACTGCTGAAAGTATATAATGGTGTCCTGTCCTCTTGCTAATGAATGTTGTTCCAAAAGGTACTTTGGTTTGCTTATCAATATGTGTTACTAATTCCCCGAATAGTTCTGTTATGTTTTCTAGTTCCTGTTCCTTGAATAGCTGTATTGTATCTGGGTCTTGCTTTGCTAAAAGCTCCTCGTATTGCTTTATGATTTGATTTATTTGTTCTTGTATTGTCATTATATTTCCTCCTTATAATCCTAAATATTTGTCTATGTCTCTCCCCCGATAGAAGTCATCTACATATACAGTATATGGACTTGTCCTTACTTCCCAGAATAGATTATTTGCTATTGTGCAATACGGGTCTAAGTCCATTGGGAAGTCGTGCCCTGTTGCGGGGTCAAAGTCTTTGAATATGTCATATAGTTCTGATTGTTTAAACTCCTCTGGATAGTCATTCATAAGCTTGTACAATTCTAATGCAACTCTGTCGTATAATCTATCGTGCCATATTGATTCATTGAACTGATAATAAAGTATACTGTGTACTAATATTTGTTTTTCCCGCCTGTTAATTAGCTCTAATATATCTTTCAACTTATCACCCCTATCAAGAAATAAAGTAAGATGCAAATTCCTAACACTATCATGTAATCCCTAAAGAAGCTTTGCTTGTCCATTCCCTCACCTCCTGTCTATATATTAACATGAAAAAGAAGGGGTGTCAACCCCCTCCTTAAATATTCAGAATATTTTTAACTCTTATGCAGTTCTAACAAAAATGGTCAACCCTGTTTTCTACCTCTTCTAGTTTACCATCGTTATACCTTGTATCTCCGTTTATTGTATGATAGCCTAAGTAGCCACATACTCTGTTTATTCTAAATACTCTGTTCCCCCCGCAGTTTGGGCAGTCTCCAGAGATTTCACCTTCGTAACCGCAGTCCATGCACATGTCAAGTTCCATATTGATTCCGTAGTACAAGCCATTCATCATAGCTAGATTGATAGCCTGCTCGAATGCTTTAAGGTTATCTGTTCTAGGGAACTCATTATAGCTTATATGTCCTCCGTTTGATTGGTGGAATAGTTCAGCTTCTATTTCTTGTTTCCTATCAAAACTTATATGTGCTCTTACATCTACGTGGAAGGAATTAGTATAATAACTTTTATCTGTTACCCCCGCTATAGTTCCAAACTCTTCTTGGTCTTGAGTTGCCCAACGATAACATAATCCCTCAGCAGGTGTAGCATAAAGTGCAAATAGTAATCCATACTTCTGTTTAGCTAAGTTTATTAAGTGGTTTAGTTTCGCTAATACTTCGTTTGCAAATTCACTGTCTTCGTGTAAGTGTTTTCCTCTCATAAAATATGTTGCTTCTTCTAATCCTATATATCCTATACTCCAAGTAAATGTTCGGATAGCTTCTTCTATTGTATCTTCTGGGTCTAGTCTCATGTGACAACCGCCCTCTACGAAAAATAATGGGTTTGTGCTTGCTTTTACTTTCTTTAGTTTCTCAAACTTTCTTAAATGCTCATCTATTGATATCCAGAAGTAATGCTCTAATATATCCCAAAACTTCTTATTGTCTCCCTTACTCTCGATTGCAAATCTTGGTATGTTCAGACTAATCGCTCCGCAGTTTGCTCGACCTGTGAATACTACTTCGTTATGTTCATTGTACCAAGGGCTTAGGTATGCTCTGCAACCCATTGGTGAAACTATCTCACCATGTTCTCTATACATATCAGCTACATAACCTTCGTCTAAAGATAACCAATCTGGGTAGTTTCTTTTGCTTGAACACTTTACGGCTAGTTGCTTTATATCATAGTTTTGTGTATGTGGAAGTCCATTTGTTTCTTGGTGATGTAAGAATACTAGTTTAGGGAATATAGCTGTTATATGTTGCTTGCCTAATCCTTTTAATCTGTTCTCTAATATAGCCTTACTTACCTGTCTTCCCCACCTTGATGTGTCCATTCCGAATGTGAACGTTACGAATGGTGTTTGAGCTAATGCATTATTGATTGTGTTTAATCTGTGCTCGATAGCTTCTATAACTTGATATAGTTTCTTGTTGGTTCTTTCTTCTGCTAACTCTCTGTAGTCCGGTCTGCCTAAGCTTCTATAATGTTCTTTCTCTTTCTGGTAAGTCTTCTCTGCATATGGGGCTAGTACACTGTCAATTTCTGGTATGGTAAATCCGCCAAATTGTTGGCTAGATGCACTAAGTACTATATCTGATAGGATATGACCTGCGCTTGTTATTCCTGTTGGTGTTCTGTATTGGACTCCGTTAAGTTCGAATCCGTTTTCTAGTAAGTGACCTACATCAAATAGACAGCAGTTTATACTTCCCATTATCTCATCTCTTAGGTCATGTTTATATACATGTCCATCTTCCATAGCTTTTCTAAATATTGGTGGTAGTTCAAACTCTTTAGCTAGTAGTTCACCTAGTGCATCAGCTAGTAGTATTTTCTTAGTACTTATTAGTGTTGAATCCTTATTAGCATTTTCTTTGTCTTCCCCCCATATTATTCTTGAGGTGTCTCTAAATAGATTAGTTAATACTTTGCTGTACTTTGTTTTGTAGTCTCTGTAGTTCTTGTACTCTCTGTATAATTGAATGTTCTTCTGTTCTAATACTTTGAGTACTGTCTCGTGTATTTGCTTTACATGTATTTCTTTTACTAGTTGTGCTATTAGTTGTTGTTTTACTATTAGTGCTATTTCCTCTAATTCCCCCGCGGTTGCTTTGTTCTCTAATCTGGCGTTGGTTTGTTCTAGTGCTTTTACTATTTTGTCTGTGCTAAACTCTTGCTTTGATAAATCCTTTTTAATTACTCTCATTCTGTTTCCTCCTATTTCCAACTTTGGTTTTTGTGGTATAGATAACTGATATGTCCCCGTAGATTTTCTAATCTTGAATCCATGTCAATATATCCGTTTCGTGTAGCTACTTGTTCTACCTGTTCTGGTGTGTAGCCACAACACCTTAATATATTTGCATATAGACATATGCGGTCTAATCTGTTGCTATATTCTTGCTGTAAAAAGTTCATTTAATCCACCTTCATTCTGTTTACAATAGTTATCAATTCTTCCTCTGGAGTTAGATACTCGTAAACATAACCATAACCACTCCAGTTATCTACTCCACAAGCTTCCAATGCAGATAACTTGTCCTCACTTTGTAATAATTCTAAATATCTTTCATCACTTATTTGTACCATTTTTATTTCTCCTTTCTTCCCCCCTATGGGGATGGGTTTAAAACCCAAATTCGTTTGATAAGTCTTCTGTTATTCCTTCATCTAAAGGATTAATTCTTCCTGTGTCAATGTCCCAATTTAATAATACTTCGTCACACTTTCCACCGAATCTATTCTTCTTTATATTCAGTTTCAATATCTTGTCCACAACATTCATACCTATTGCTCTAGTTGCATATTGTCCTATCAAGTCTGAGTACTCTATATGATGAAGTTCTGGTGCTTCGTCTGCATTTACTTTACTTGATTCTCTACCCGCTTGAGCTAATGCTATTATTGGTAAGTTTAACTTTTGTGATAGTAGGAATGTGTCTTCCGCTATGTTACCATATTTTTCTGTTTTTGTCTTCCCCTTTCTAGCATCTTCCATTAATGATATTTGGTCTAAGATAATTATTTCTGCGTCCATGTCTATTGCTTTCTCTTCTATTTGTTGAACTGTTGGTTTTCTGTTACCAAAGTCTTCAGTAGTGAATACCTTAAACCCTTGTTTAGTTGATAGTTCTTCTGTATATTGTTTATACTCTTCTTCTATTTCCTGTTTTCCCCCAATCATGGCATAGTTGCTAAGGTGAGAGTTTAATGTATCGAATCTAAATCCTAGCATGTCCACTGACATTTCACCTGCATAGAACATTACTCGCTTGCCTTGCTTCCATGCTTGAAGTCCAAAGTATAATCCTAACCATGATTTACCTACGTTTGTTCTAGCATATAAGACCATAAAATCTTTAGGTAGCCAACCACATAGTATTTCATCTAAGTCCTTTATGCCTGTGGATATTCCTAGTAGACCTCCCTTCTCTTTTCTGTTTTGATAGTCCTCATATCGTTCTTTAGCGTTAGAGACAATGTCTGTACCGTTTTGTTGTTTCCCCAACCTATTAGACCTAACTTCTAGTATCTTCGCTTGTAAGTGCTCTGTGGCTGTTATGGCGTTATGTGTAAAGGCTTGTCCAAACTTTTCTAGGTGTGGTGTTAAGTCGTTGTAGATAGCACTTTCTACTAAGTCGTCTATTACAGCCTGTGTTTTAACTGGTGTTTTATCTTCTATAAACTCTGGGAAGTCTTGTTTAAATTTATCTAATGGAGGCACTGACCTGTATTGTTTATAGTATTCTTCTAAGTACTCATATTCCTTCTTTGTTAGTTTAAAATAACTTTTATCGATTCCCCCACTTATTAATGACTTCATATCTTGGGTGTTTAGTATATAATTTATCGCTTGTAATTCTGCATTATTCATTGGAGTCCCTCCTATCAAATCCCTTTAAACTTACTATTTCACTGCTACATACTCTGGACTTTATCCTATTACCTAGTTGCGATTCTAATTGTTCTGGTGTACAGTTACTTGTAAATATAGTTGATTTCATATCCATGTATCTGTTATTGATTATATTGTATAGGGTTTCTCGAACCCAATCGCTTGGCTTCTCCGCCCCAATGTCGTCCATTATTAATAGTTTGCACTTTACTAAATTATCCTTATAGGCTAAGAACTCTGTAGTATGATTTGTGAACTGGTCACGCACGTCTGATAGGAACTCTGATACGTTCATGTATATTACGTCATTCTCTAATCTGCTTTTGGCTACTGTCTTTCTAATATATTGGTTTGCTATTTTGGTAGACCACGCTGTATTATGGGTTACTATAAAGTTATCTGTTATATATAAATGTGACTCGTGATTTACCATAATACATTGACATTCTTCATATCCTTTATATTCAATATTAACTAGCTTCCTATACGGTGGTCGTTGACGTACCCCTGTATATTTTGCTAAGTGTTTTTTGCTTGTAAATGGTACTAGATTATCGGGTAGTTTAATTCCTAATCTATAAGCAAGTTGTCCTTGTCTCTTCTGTCCTAAGTGTGTATATGTCGGTATCTTCTCAGCCCAACTGCATGTTCCCCCTAAAGATTGAACGATAAATTTCACATCTTCGGCTAACTGTTTAGATATAGTTACATACTCAACGAAACCTCCTGCATTTGCCACATATCCATCGCTATCAACCAAACCTTGTAATATAGCCAGTCTGTTTCCTACTGAGTTTATTTTATATTCCTGTGGTATAAACTTAGTTTCTGAAACTGTTCCTTTTAATCCTAGCTGTCTTAGTGTTTCGCTTAATGTGTTCGTTCCATATTTTCCCCCAACATTTGTTGTGTTCTTATCTATAAGTCTGTAGTTTATCTTATCTATTTGATGTAATTCAATGTTCGGTATCTGTAGCTTGTCTATAATGTCCTGTTCACTGTTTGTAAATAATATAGAAGTTTGATTTAATGTTCCATCTCCTAATAGTAAACCTAAGATATATGGGTCTAGTTTGACTTCTTGTTCTTTAAATTGTATTGGTTCACACATTGGTATCTTGTATTTCCAACGTCTTGTTTTGCCTTGTGCATAGAGTGGTTTGTCCATTATATCTTGTAATTCAAGTGTATTCCAACCACTGTATTTTTGAACTGTCCATAAATGCTCCTTACAACATTCTGTAGTACTTCCATCACTAAATGTTAGTGTGTATACTTCTTTCTTTCCCTGTGGAAATACTTCCGTTACTTTAGTAGTTGTTCCATCTACTGTGAATACTATGTCACCTTTTTTGATATTCCCCATTTGTTTGAATCCTTCTGGTGTTAGCACCTTACTATATAGTGGTTGTGCTTTACCATTTCCAGTGGTCGGGGAGAATATAAATAGATTGTCTCCGTTTTCTACATGGTTAATTATGTTATCTTGAAACTCTTTTAGTTGTAGGAAGTTTGCTTTATCATGTGTTTGTGGTCTAAGTGGTATGTTGTATCTATATCTTTGTGGTATGTTGCTTTGTGCATAGATGGCGTTTAGCTTTACATATAAGTTGCATAACTCATTACATTTTTCTGTTTTCCACCCCTTGCAGTAATCTTTAGCATAACATTTCATTCTATTTCCCCCTATCTTGATTCTAAGTAGTCGAAAAACCTATCTAATAACCAGAGTGCAAATATAAATGTTCCTAAAATTAATATTCCTGCTATTCCGTAGGCTAAACAATAGTAAGCTGTTATTATAATTATATCCATATTATCCCTCCCAATTTTTTAACTTCGCCATGATTGTGCAGAATAAATCTATTATTCCATAGCATGCCAATCCTGTGATAGTTAATGATATCCCGATAGTAAAGGTTTGTTTAAATAGCTCCATTTTAGAATACCTCCTCTGATATTTCATAACTCTTATTAGCTTGTTTTAGCTTGTCCACTTTCTTTTTAGCCATAGCTTGGTTTACTTTATTTAGTGCATACTTTAACCCACCTAATGTTGGTTGTTTGTATGTTGGTGTTTTTATCTTATCGTCAAAGATTTCTAAATAAGTTCTTATTATTTCGATTTCCCCCGCACCAAAGTCCTTGTTCATAGGGAATGTATTTTTAACTATTCCTATATCTCTTGGCATATTTATATAAACTTTCTCTCCTCTAATCTCTGAATATAATTGTCCCCAAGCTAATATAAATTCTCTAAAATTGAGTCTAGCTTCTTGGTCTTGGATAAGGTCTTGTATTTCCTCTTTCTGAACATTTGGTTTCTTTGTTTTCCTTGAACTTCTCTTCATTAGTAATTCTTGCTTCTTCTCGTCATATTCTACCACGCCTTTTAGTTTTGCGTCCGCAGGTAGTTCCATTAAGTAATCTATTAATTCTCCTATGTTTTTCATAATATCGCTCCTTTCATTTACTATGTTACTATGTATTTCCTATAATGTCAACCCTTATTTTAAATATTTTTAGTTTTCCCCCAATTCTAGGTAGTCGAAAAAGAAGACCGTTATTGGTCTTCCTTAACTATTTCTAATCCTACACTTACTGTTTTGAGGTCTATGTTTAAAGCTTTTGAGAATACTTCTTGTACTGCTAATTCTACTTGTTCGGGATATTTATTAACATACTCAGTGTCTACCTTATCGGTAAGCTCTTCTCTAACATCTACATGATATATTACTTTCATTATTTTGCAACTCCCTTTAATGTTTTCTGTACATCTTCTACACAAAGCTGTTGTGCTTTTGCGAATGCTTCTCTAATCTCTTTTACTAATACGTCTTGGCTTGGGTCTACGTTATCTAATGTTATCCCTCTATCTACTCTTACCCAACGTTTGTCAACCTCTACTGTCATACCGAACTTACACTCTAAATTACTTATTTTAAACTTTGCCATTTTATTGTTCCTCCCCATTTAATAGTTGTGCTGTTTCTAAAAAGATTTGGTCTTGTATGTTATCTATTGATATTTCTCCTTCGTTGCTGAGTACAGCATATATTGCATTGACTCCACCTAACAATTTGTAGAACATGTTGTAACTTTCTGGGTCGCTTGGTTCATTTATCATATAATTTATTAGTCTAGTAAACTTCTCCACTCCGTAATCAAAACTTTCTCTATCAGTCATATTATTGTTCCTCCTTACCACTCTCTTTTATATTCTAACAATTCACTAAATGTATCTAAATCTATTACGATATAGTCTTTACCATCTCCAAAGTCAAACGCCAACGCTGTGTAGTTAAGTCCCATTTGATATGTTTGTTCTTTGGCTTTCTCTAACCATGCCTTTTGTATTGAATGTGATTTACTCTTGCTTGTCTTTGTTTTACACTCTATTAACCAATCCTCTACTATAACATCTCCCTTAGCGTGGGAGGTTGCTCCAGAACCACTCTGGACTCTCCCGCCTAAGTATGATGCAACTCTCTTCTCTTGCTTGTCCGAATAATCTCTAGTTGCCAAGTAATCTACCTCCTATTACGGCTAAGTAAATCACATATCCAAATATTACTCCAAATACTATAGATATTATATCCTCTAAAGTATTGGTTGCTTGCCTTAACAAGAATGCTGTTGTTCTTAATACTGACATTGTTACAATGGTTAGGCATATTGCATTTATAAACCACATGTTATATTGCCCTCCTATTGGTTTCCTGTATTACGTATTCCCTTAATTCTTTGTTCTCCCCCAACTCGTCCATGAGTTTGGATTTGCCTTGGAACTTCATCTCTTCACCGTTGTATTCTAAATAGAACCATGCTCCACGCTTATCGATAACTTCCAGTAATATAGCCATTTCTACCGTATCACTAAGTACATCTAATCCTATTGAATAATCTATAGTGAAGGTCTGTAGTTTCCTATCGTTTCTAGTTACTTTGTTCTTCTCTAGTTTAACCTGTACTTTATGTCCTACTGGGAACTCTGCGTTATTTGTTAACTCTCTTCCCTTATCATCAAAGTACTTACCCTTCTGTAAGAAGAATCTTTGTACATAAGAATGCTTTAACATCTTCCCACCCGGAGTGTCCTTCATTGGGAACATACTTCCTATTACTTCTCGCATTTGGTTTATGCATATGCATGTACACTTAAATGAATGAAGTAACGGTACGACCTTTCTACTAAATGTAGTCATCATTGCTGAGTTTCCTCCGTAGGTCTTCTTCTCTAGGTCGTTCTCAAACTCTTGCTTGGACATTAAGAATGGTATACTATCTATTATAACTAGTCCTACATCTCCCGATTGGATTAAAGCTATAACTATGTCTAGTAATGTTTCTCCACTCTCTTCTTCTGGTTTAATGACTATAACCTTTTCCCAATTTACCCCCAACTGAGTTCCCCAATCTTCATCTAAAGTGTTCTCTGCATCTAAGTAAACTGTGCTTCTGTCTGGGTATTTGATTTGAAAGTTTTTTATAGCGTCTAATGCTAATGTTGTCTTTGCACTTCCTTCAGTTCCGTAAAATTCCACCATTTTGTTTTCTGCGATTCCCCCACGACTGAGATAGTTAAGTGTAGGTGCTGAGAATGGAATGAACTCCATTTTTGGCATCTCGCAACCTACCTTTATTATATCTCCATATTTCTTGTTGAGGTCTTTTAATAGCGCGTTATTCATCTTTACCCCTATATGGTGGTTGACTCATTAAGTTAGCTTCTATACGGTGAATTCTCTCTTGGTTCTCGCTGTAACAATCACAATGGTGGCACATATGAACCCTCATATCTCTATATCCACATATCCCTTGTTTTGCCTTGTCGTTATTTGGTTCATAATCTATGCAAGTCATACAGCAAGGCGTTAATTCTAAATTAATTCTTTCGTACATTTTCTGTATCACTCCTTTAACTTGTTGTCTTTATTATATCATAGCTTGTCCATTTTGTCAATACCTAATTTGTTTAATCTCTGCTTAGTAGCTTTTCCATTCCTAACATTGATTTAAGTACTTCTAGTTCTTGCCTTATTGTTTTTATATGTTCTAATGCTACAAAATAATTTGACTCTGCTATGTCTGCCTCTAGTTTAAACATCGCTACTTTATCCTCACCCTTCCCCAACTCTAAACATAGGTTGATTCCATGTCCTTGGCTTCTAAGAAATAGTAGTTGTTTTCTTAATGCAATTTTATAGTCCTTTTCAGCTTCTGCTTTCTTGACTGCTAAAGTTTTAAGGTTTGTTATTCCTAGTTGTAACTGTTGTCTACATTCTTCTATTTCCCCCATTATTTCAACTGGTGTCATTCCTGTTTACCTCCTCTAAATGTGATACACTAAATATGTGTACATGTCTATGAACTCGTTGCCTGCTATATCTACACATGTTGATAGTACATAGTCTTCTGTTGATAGTTTTAAATACGTTGATAGCTTTTTGGTTTGTTCTCCCCACTCTCTACCGTATGTTGAATACATGTAGTTTATGAATCTTACTATATCGATTTCGTCGAATCCAGCTTCTTCCAATATGTCAACTACTTTATCTATCATTTGATATCCTCCTTAGGAACTCATAATCATATCTGTATCTTGTTCTCTTCTTAATACTTTCCACCTTTTCCCCCATCAGTCTAATATCCTTTAAGCTTAGTGATTTCTTATCTGGGTCTTGAAAGGCTGTCCATACGTCCACACCATTTAGGAAATAGGTTTCGTTATCCACTTCTCTTAGGTTAACTAAGAATCCCGCGGTAACTCCTTCTACCTTATTGGCATAGTACATTGATTCTAATTGTTTAGGTCTTATCATATCTTTTGGTAACCTTTTTAGTTTTGTGCTTTTTAATTCTAACATGTAGAAGTAAGGTTTCTCATAAACTATGAAGTCACATGGGTTAGCCCCATAGGAACTATCGATTAGACGGAGTATCAATATTTCCTCGGGGCAACTCATTTTAAAATCTTGTTCAAACTTTTTACCTACATTCATTAAAAGACTTCCTCGTCTCCTAAATCCTTAGTCTCTTGATTCTCTTTTAGTGTATCACTAGCACATAATGTTTTGAACTTACAATATTGACACTTATCAGTTTCCCTGCGTGGTAGCTCGCCAGAACTTACGCAATGGTCTAAATAGTTAAGCTTGTCCAATATTGTTGCTTTCATGTCTTTAGTGATATCCACTAAGAATAGTTTATGAGTTGTAAAACCTCTCTCTTCATAGAAAAACAATACTTGGTCAACATCTAATCCCAAAGCGTATGCAGTCGCTTGGTATAAATGTTCTTCAAACGGTTTCTTTTGTTTCTTTAACTTTTGATACTTGAAGTGTGAACATGTCTTGATTTCGAATAGGATAGTTTTGCCTTGGTATTCTATTAGCCCATCCGGTTGAAAGTATATACCATAGTCTTTGTTTATACATCTTCCTTCTGTCCTATCTTCGTTCCACCCCACGAACTCAGTGTTTGTTCCACGTTTTCGAGCTAACTCAGTTGCCTTCTCTATGTCAATATTCTTTAGAATACCCATAGCTTCCATTTCTTGCAAGGTTGCTTGAATACGTTCATGTCTGTCTGTTCCACTTTCCAGTATGCCTATAAGGTTGTATGTCCAATCAGGATTTGATTCTCTTTCTTGTTGCTCTTGATTCCGTAAATAATATATTTCCCTTGGACACTTACCTAGGCTTGAAGGTCTAGTGTAATTGTGAGGTGTTGCTTGTTCACTCTTCTTACTCTTTTTTAATAATGCTTTGTTGTAGTCTGCGAGAAATTTATCTTCAAAGGAAACTGTAGTCATATCGCTTAATACTTCCAGTATATCCATATGTCCTTCAGCTCCTTTAATTATATAATAACATAGCTTGTCCTATTTGTCAAGGGTTATTTCCTAATTAGTTATATCTTTCCTCTAAGTATTCTGTTATGTCTTCCCCATACCAAACTTTAGTTATTTCTACGTCACATTTCATAGGCATATTTATTAGTTTCTCCCCCGTTGCTTTCATTACTCTGGATAGTGCCTGTGATGCCTTTAAAGCGTCCTCAGCCTTTACCTCACATATTAACTCGTCATGTATGGTTAATAGCATGTGTGCATCTAGGCTTTGCCATTCGGCGTCCCTGCTTAGATTAAGCATAGCTGACTTCATTATGTCCGCTGAACTTCCTTGTATCATGGCGTTTAAACATCTTCTAGCCCAATATGCGTACATTGGTGAGTGTAAAACTGTTTTCCCCATCTCTGGAAGTCTTCTCTTTCTCCCTAGGATAGTTTCTACAAACCCATATTTATAAGCTAAGTATTCAGCCTTTACTTGTAGTTTCTTTACATTTGGGTAATGCTCATAGAAGTTAGCTATAATTTGTTCTGCCCATCTCTTTGGCTTATGGAATTGGTTTGCTATAGCCTGTGGACTTCTTCCGTACATTATACCTAATAGAACACTTTTAACTGCGCTTCTTCTTTCTTTACCTTCTTTCTGTACTTCCCCCGTTACTGGGTGGAACTCCATACATTCTTCATAAGGCTTGTTGAATATTCTGCTTGCCATTAGTGAGTAAAGGTCTGTACCTTCTACATATGCTTTAATCATCTCTGGGTCATTACATAGCTTTGCAAGTGTTCTGGGTTCTATTTGAGAGTAGTCTGAACCTATTAGTACATATCCTTCTCTTGCTGTAAACATCTTTCTAACGGCGCTTCCTTTACCTCTTGATGGTATCTGTTGTAGGTTGATTCTGTGTATTGGGTCTGAGCTACTAAATCTTCCTGTCTTTGCTCCGTACTGGTTAAAGTTTGTATGAATCTTTCCGTCACTTGCTAAGGACATAGGTAGCTTGTCTACAAAACTAGTTATCAACTTGTCCATCTTTTTATATGTCTGGAAGTTCTCTAAGAAGTGCTGTTGTACTTTGGTTAGTTTCTTTCCTTCCCACTTCTCTTGTATGTCTTTGCCTGTTCCTCTTGGGTTTCTTCTATCTACTGATGGGAACTTTAGTATGTCATATATATAACCTTGTAGTTGCTTAGGTGAGTTGTAGTTTATTCTGTATTGCATATCACCTTTTGCCTTTTCTATTAGTGGGTATATTTCTTCGTGTTGCATTATCTTATCTTTATATTTAGTTTCTAGTTTTAGTAGTTCTTTGTAAGCTTCTTCTCTAGTTTCCCCCAACTCAGCCCTTAACTCTTCTGTGTAGTCATCTCTGATTTGTACTCCTCTTAGTTCCATGTCAGCAAGTACTGGTATTAATGGCATCTCTAGTTCACTAAATAATTTATGTATCTTTCTAAATTGTGTCTTAGGGTTTAGATAGTACTTCTGGAACTCATATAGCTTGTACGTTTTTAATCCGTCATTCGCTCCGTATATCTTAGCTACATCTAAAGGTATGAAGTTAAATGGCACATCTTTAAATAGTTCTTTAAACTTTTGCATGTCTTTTGTTTTGGCTACATATCTAGCGTATAGATATTTTAGTCCGTGTTCCTTTTCGTTTTCGTTTAATACTTTCCCCGCTAGTTGAGTGTCCCAATATATATTGTTTATTCCTTGCTTAAAGTTTGTTATTAACATGCTGTGGTCGAACTTCGTATTATGGTTTATGTGTTTAGCGTTGCTAGCTGTTAGCCTGTTAATCTCCTGTACAGCTTGTTGATAAGGTATTTGGTTTGGTAGTATCTTTCCTTCTAAGTCCGTATGAAACATTGGTATGTATGCAGGTATCTCCTTTGGTGTGTATAAGCAAACTCCCACTATAATATCTCCTAATGTATCTAGTCCCGTAGTTTCTACGTCTAGTACATATTCATCATTCCTAATACAAGCATCAACATACATTCTAAGTATTTCTCTGTCTTGTATTAACATTCCCTCTCCTTCTAAATGAGCTTTCTCTCTTGCTTCTTCTATTGTCTTTGTTATTATATTTAGTCTTCTTGTATCGAGGTTAAATTCCTTTCTTTCCCCCACTTTCCATATATGAGCCTTTATATTATCTCTTGTATAAAACATTACTCGTCACTCCCTGTTATATATACTTTATCTGAGTTTAAAATGCATAATAGAATTATTATGGTTATCATGTAATCACTCCCTTAATTGTTATGATATAGCAAAAGAGAGACTTTGTCAAGCCCCTCCTTTATGATTACAATACTTTTTATTTGGCGGTGTTTCCTTTGAAGTCTCGCAAACTTCTGATAGGTTGTCCACTTTTTATACTTGCTTTATTTTAAGCCTAGAATGGTATATCCTCAGTATTAACTTCGGCTGTTTTCTTCCAATCTATTTCCCCAGTTTCAAGTAATTCAATTTGTTGCTCTGGACTTAGTCCTAAGATTAATTTAAAGCTTGTCCCTATTATTGATGGCATGTTCTCTAAATGAGATTCCAAGTCTTTTACTTCTTCGTTCTTTGGTAATGGGTTGAATGTATAAGTTGTGTCCTTACTTCTTTTTGCTCCGTTTCTAGTTATCTTGAAAGTATAATCCATTAAGTTATCATAACCATCTTCGAATAATGCATTGATTTTAATTATATCTTTTCTCCCACGTTTCCAGAACTCAACTTGATTAGTTTCTATATTGAACAGTGGTAATACAAGTACTGGTCTTTTATTATATCCTGCATTACATAATGGGCAGTCTTCTCCAAGACAAGCAACATCATTATCATATTTACCTACTTTGATTTTGTGTATTGGTTTAATATAGTTTAGTAAGTCCTGTTGATTCTCCACCAATATTTTTACCTTTGCTGAGTCCTTATCATCTAGTAGTTTTAAAGTTTGTATTTCTTCGAACATACCTTTACTTGTTGTATATTCATCTAATATTGAGTTAATATCCATACTTAACTTCCTCCTTATGTTTTCTTTGTTAATATTATTATAGCATAGCTTGTCCTATTTGTCAAGTACTTTTTTGAAATATCTTTCTAAAGCATACAATAAGTCTATTCCTCGTAATGTCAGTATTACTAAAAGTATCTTCATGATAAACTCAAACACTTATATTTCCTCCTTTATCTGTCTACCCCGCACCAAATTATAACTAATATCCCTATTATGATTACTATATATGCTATTGCTATTATAACTGATTCCAACTTAATTCCTCCTCTCTTTTTCCCCCACACCCCCTTTATCTCTTCTCTTTAGTAATATGTATTATTATATAGTATAGAGAAGCGGAGCTTCTGGGAGCTTGCTCCCCTTACCCCTCATATAGATATTAGCATACTAATCAATGGTTGTCAAGCCTAATGTTGTATTTATTTCTAAAATGTTTTACTTGACTTTCTTTTAGAGTTATGTTATACTATGTATAAGGAGTTGATATTATGTTTAAAGATTTGATTTCCCTGCTAGAAGCAAGGGGTTTTTATATAGACGTACCTGTCAATATGGGTGAGTTGTACAAGTGTGTGTTAGATAATTTACCTATTCAAGACTTATTAAGTGTGTGTGAGAATGATTTTGCTAAGTGTGTAAGCAAGTGTCATTCAAATTATTTAAGTGTGTGTCATGTTGTAATGGACATGGGGGGAGAGACTGAGAAAGTTCTTAATGCTCTAGATAGTTTTGAGTCTAAGTTAAAGACCCATATACTAAATTATATTGTTTCCCCCGACCACATTTTGGTTCATTACAACAAAATCTTTTTGGATTATCTGGAGTATGAGTCTCTAATTGTTTAGGACAACTCCATTATTATAACGACAAAAACAAGGGAGGATTTCTCCTCCCCCGACCTATTTACATATTCTAAATGTTTTACTTGGATATTGCTCTATCTATTTTATCATCAATGTGGTCAACTTCGGTTTCAATTTTATCTACTCTATCGAAGAGTAACTTCTGTGTTTCACTTGCTGTGTTTAGTGCATCGGCAAGCTTTTCGTTATTGGATATTACACCTTTCATATCTTCTTTGTACTGAGACATTATATTTCTGTTGTCTTCCTTGCTAGAATTGAATAGCATCATTACAAAATAACCCATGGCTATTACTGAAGCTATTGGAAACCCTAAATCCTTTATTAATTCTACCATGTCCCTATATTACTTACCTCCGTTGATGAAGTTTAATATTTGTTGCATTGTATCATATCGATTAGCACCAGATAATAATGTTTTTAGATACTTTGTATATTGTTCTTTTTTACCCCCGACTGCATATACATGTTCTACGCAACTATAGTCGAATGTTCTTGAGTTAGATATGGTTGGACAATTTAAATAGTCTGCTAAGTATTCTGCTCCTCTTCTGTCTGCACCTTCGTTATAAATTACTACTGCTTTCACTTTATTACCCCCTTGATTATTGTTTCCAGATTCTCCATTCGGTAATTTTCCTGTTATGCCTTTTACTATAGCGTTGGAAAAACTCTCGGAGTTATATAATTTCATATCGTTAGGGTTGTCGCAGAAACAACATTCCACTAACATAGCTTTTGCTTTTGTATTTCTGATGACTGCTAATCCACTACCATCTTTTGTCCCTCTGTCTCTTAGTCCTAAAGATTTAAACTCTTGTCTTATTCTTGTCGCTTCACCTAGTTGGCGTCCTGCGTATGTGTATACTTCTGTTCCTGTTCCGCCCGGTGTTGCATTAAAGTGTATAGATATAAATAGGTCTACGTTAGCTTGATTAGCCCTGTAATAGCGTGTGTATAAGCTTTCACTTACGCTTGATGCCTTATCTACTGTACAGTTAACAACGACGTGTCCGAGCTTCTGAAGCTTGTATATGACCTTTGTACCTACTTCTCTAGTCAATACGCTTTCTGGTCTAAGTCCAACTACTCCATAATCTGCCCCACTTAGGGTATGCCCCATATCAATACCTATCTTCATATTTAGTCCTCCTTATCTAATTCTTCTGTTAATACTTTTGCTGTCTGTGTATCTATGATTTGTTTAACTTCATTTACTATAAGTTGACTTACTGCAATTGGAACTTCTAACCCGTTTAATATATTTATTATTTCGATTTTAGCATTCACTATTTTATTATTTATCATTTAAGTACCCTCCCCATGTTTCACGTGAAACATTCTTTATAAATATTCTATTTTAACTCTCTTACCTAAGTGATATACACCGCTTCTGGTAAATGACCATGCACCGCCTGAGCCACCACTACCGTTTGGGAAACATAAGTCAATTGAGGATCTATTGCCGTCTACTCTAACATATACAAACCTGCTAGCTCGAAGCCTAATATAATTTTGCCTATTATTTCCCGAACTGTCACGAGTGTCTATGTCTGTCCCATTTGGAAATTCAATAATTCCTGAATGAGGTTTGATTTCTATTCTATCAGCTATTAGCTGTAGTGCTGTCTGGTCTTGCGATATTGCCAGTGCTATTGATGCTGAGTTAACTTGTCCATTATCCTGAACTACTAACGCTATTTTGTCGTTCGTCTGTGAGACATAAGAATTAAAATCTGTACCCTTTACCATTTGGGAGATTGCATCATCAGTCTGGACTTTGAATGATTCAAACTCTTGACCTGTTACCCTATCCATTATTGCTCTATCTGTCTGTACTCGATAAGACTCAAACACTGAACTTGACACCTTACTAGATAGTTGACCCGCTACCTGTATTTGGTATGATTTGAACTCTTCATTGGCTACTTTTGTAGCTAACATTTTATCTGTTTCAACTTTAAATACTCCCAAGTCGTCTGTTACAGCATCTATTTCGCTTATTAAGTCGTTAGTTGTTTGTGTTAATTCTTCTGCTAGGTTATAGTGATTCTGTACTACGTCATCTAGTTTAATCTGCTCTCGGTATTGTACTCCGTTTACTTTTACGTTTAATCCAGATATTTTATCTCCTACCGAACTAAACCTATTTACCATACTAGTTTCTGAAAAGTTTCCAAACCTATAAGTGGCTGTATGAGGTTCATCAATTGGTAAATCAATTTCACTTAAAGTAAAGTATTCATCAATACCCAAGTCATAACAGATAACTCTAACCTCATCTCTTATATTCCATTTCTCAAAATCCTCATAACCTAGCTCGTATAGGTCTAAGGCAGAAAGCTCTATTTTACGGGAAGGTATATTCATTCCCTTAAAGTCTTTTAAACCTGCTTCTAATAGTTTCTGTGGGTCTGTTATATCATCATAAAGTTTAATTCCTTCGATTTCCCCCACTTGCTTAACCGACTCTTCGTCATATATATAGTCTGTATCATAATCAAAACCGGGGTTTCTATACTTAATTTGAACTCTAGGTCTAGCTGTTTCAAACTCATCTTGGTTTTCGGGTGGTTTTTCGTTAGGCTTCTTTTCTGGTGGAGGTATCTCCGCACCAACGGGTGTAAACTTATTAGCTACTTTTGTATAATCTGTGGTCATTCTCATATTTAAAAGATTAGTCCCTATAACCATGGGTTGTTTGCTTTCACGTCTAGTACCCTTTAAATAGTCTAAATATATTCTTCCAGTATCTGCATATCTTAGCTCTAAATATCCCCCATGCTTTTCTACTGTTTCTCGCATTATCAAATCTATTGTTTTTTCGTACTGGGTTACTACTTTAACAGGGAATGCAGGTTCTATATTTCCTAACAGTATTTGTTTTTTCCCAAATCTGTGGTTATGATAAGTAAGTAATTTATCTAAGTAGTCTCTAACATGTCCTACATCAATCTTATTAAATTTCTGATAGCTATCGTTTAAATACCCCAAGGCATCCTCACACAAACACTCTTTAATGTATTCGCCCTCTTCGGAGATACTAGGTATTGTTTCAATGATTCTACCTTCGAATATTATTTCCTTATTGTCCACGTCCTCAACCCAAACATAGTTTTTAAATGGCTCTAATTTATGAAACCAAAAATGTTCTTCCCTTATTGTAAACTCAAAAGTGTGTACGGAATTTGTCTTCCGTACAACTCTTGGGTTCAATAAGTGATTCTCAATTTTTGTATCTCTTGGGTCATGGACTACTCGTGTTGTTGAATTATATTCGTCTAGTTCCCAAATAGTCCTTACACGATACATATAAATTCCCCCCTAGACTTCAAATTTAATTCCAGTTATTTCCTCATATTGTTCTGGTGTTATTTCTCCAAATACGTTCATTTCATGTTTTACAGCACCCTTGAGCTGTTCAGCTGTAACCCATCCCTGTTGATATGCTATTGTCCACCATTGTAAATTAGTCATACTATTTCCTCCCATTAATAATCTCTAGTTTAAGCTTTGTAATGTCTTCACCCATAGCTTTAACTAGGAATTGTAGTTGTATATTTTTTAACTTCTCTTGGGACAATTGAATAGTTGTCCCTTCAAGATGTTGGTCTTTTACTAAATCTTCTTTAATTTCTTGTATAACTGAATGGTTTATTACTACTCCCATTTTTATTTACCTCCTAATAGTTGTAATAGTATAAAGTTGTAAGTTTTGTGTTTCTCCCCCGAATGGTTATATCTCTTTCGGATTTCTTACTATTAAATTGTGCATCATATTCGTAATATTCGTCTGTAACAAGGTTTGGTTTTACTACTGCTTTGTCCTCTCCTGCTTGTACTTCTATATCGTAGTCGTAGTATTTTATTACTTCCCCCATATCTGATGTTACTGGTTTATCTAATGTGATTTGGTTTGCTACTACATCCTCTAAAGTATACTCAACTAAGAATGTCATATATTCATACAGAGGGTTTCCTAGCGGAGACCTTATCATTAAGATTGCCGGATACTTACCGTAATAAGTCGCTCCATAATCCACTAAATCGAATATTTGACCTTGTTTAAGTGTTTCATTATCTTTGATGGTTATTTCATCGTTCCATGTATCTAAATGCTCTAAAGTGGTTTTTCTATTGGCTATTTTTGATTCCATGCTATATACAACTCGTATGTCTCCTTTAGTAGATGCTATCGTCTTAGCTCCTGTTATCTTTTCTGGAAAATATAATGTACTTATAGCTAGTTCGTGGAGACTCTTATCAAACACCCTAAAAAAGATTGCATACTGGTTAGTATCCGCATTGTGCCCTACTACTTTAACCATTCGATACCAATCTCCATTTATTTGCGACATTGTTACGGACAACTTTAAATCAGTGTAAGGTATTGTAGCTAAAGTTATTTCTTGGTCAGGAGCAACAACGCCAGACCACCTGTAACTATTTAAATACAAATGACCATTTTCAACACACACATATTGAAACACCGCTTGCTCTGATGAATAGTTAGTTTTATTCTCTATGTTCACAATTACTGGGTAGCTTAATAGGTTTTCTTCGGTTTTGTTAAATACATTTAATGTTCCTATACTACTTAGATTATCCAAAGGAAAGGTTCTGAAACAAATATCACAAGTTCCATCGGAATTTTTTCTTTTTATGGCTAAAGCTATTCGTTGAGTTGCTTTTATAGCTACTGCTGATACAGATAACCATGTTTCCCCAAAATCATATCCGGACTGTTCTGGGTCTACACTTAAAGTATCTAAATTAACACGCCTATATTTCATTTGGCTTGTGGATTTCTCTAACATGTAAATATAACAGAAGTTATCTAGCTGAGTTATTCCTAAATCTTGTACTAAAAGTGAGTTTTGATTAAATACTATGGTGTAATTTTCACCATATAAGTCCGTTCTTATAAGTTGAACTTTAGAATTTTTTATATCAGCTACTAAGAAGAATATATTGTCTTTGTATTTGATAACACTATTGCCTTCAGCATTTCCTAAGAAGTAGTTGACCGTGCTAGCTGTAAGAACATTATTATCATATAAGGTATACTTTGGTGTTCCTGCTATATTTGTTATGTTATATATTTGATTATCCTTTGTTAGTTTATCCCCGATTGTTGGAGTTTTTGTTGAGTCTGCAAATACTAAATAATTACCACTAACACTTGCTACTGTTATTTTATTCATTACTTCTGGTACTAGTCTTACTTTTGAACCTTCTGTTTCTGGGAATGTCTGTGTTTTCATTACTAAGTTTTGTGTTTGTCCATATACTGATACAGGTTTAAATTGTCCTGCTGTTACTGATTCTGATAGTTTATATTTTCCGTAGTACCCAACTACCACATATATCTCTAAAGTATCTGACATAGCTCCAATTATATTTTTGTGCCTTACCATAATTCGATATCTATGTGCTATGTTTAAGGTTTCTTGTATTGTTAATACCCCGGTCGTATTAGAGACCCAGTTAGAATAATATCCTTGCTTATCGTCTGTTAAGTCGTAGACAGATACTAACATTTCTGCCATATCTTCTGGATTACCGTTGTATTTAGTCTGAACTGTAATATGTGTATCTGTTGGTGTTGGCTTTGTCTCATCCTCTGATGCCGGGAACACTGGTATTGGTTTGCCGGGTGGGTCTATTGGTATTTCTTGTTCTAGTACTGGTCTCCAACCGGTATGATTGAATCTAATTCCACTAGTATGATAATCAAAAATGCGTGCAGAATTATATCCACGATAAACACGATAAGTAGAATTTCCCTCAAATATTTCTTGACACCATGAGTTATTTCCCCACCAATGCCATAGTTGGTTATGCTCTCCCTCAAAGGATTTATATGTGTCATCTATTTGAATTAAATCGTAAGGTTGAGGTTTCGGTAGTCCTTCTATATTAGCTTCATTACATATGATTCTATCCCATTCGTTGTCCGTTGGATATCCTCCACCGTAACTTCCACTACCTGGTCTAATATTTCTACCTCCAGTTAATGTTCTACATTTATATAATTGACCGTCGATACTAATGTCAGTACCTGTAACATAGCCTAGAGCATTCAGTTCGTCCCAGCTTACACCATTGAGGATTACTCTATCGCAAATATAAATATACTTATTTCCATCTTTTATCTTTATCCACTTTAACTTATGTGTGTCACTAGCATCTGTATTGCCAAGACTGTATTTTGAAAATGATGAAGATTCGTACGTATTGCCATTACCTTTATCACTTAAAGACCCGGGATAACTATTAGATACCCATGGTCTAGTTGGAAGTGGTATTGGACTTGAATCTAGGTATAGACTTCCTAATTGCACTACGCCTAAATACTCCATATTATATTACCTCCTCTATTGTTACTAGTTTATCTCCTACTTTTATTGTGTCCCCCACTTTTAGATTTTCCCCGACTAGTTCTACGATATCTGTGTTGTCTACTGCTTGGTATATTAATGCTTCTGATTCCGTACTTGCGAAGTCTATTGTTGTATTAGTTTGATTCCACTTTGCTGTTAGTGATTTTATATAATCGGTGTTCTCGAAGGTGTCGAAGAATCCTATTCCTGACTTGTTAATAAAGTCTATTGCTAGTTTCTCTTTTAGTTTAAGTTTAATATCCATTATGTCTTCTCTAGCGTGTTGGTCAGCACCTCTTGCACCTTCTAGTAAGTCTTCTAATGTTGAGCCCTCTGAGTTTTTTATATCCTGTGCTAATAGTGTTACATTTCCTTCTTCATTTGGTTCTACTTCGTTTACTGTCATTACTGGATTTTCATGTTCATTAATAAACTTTTCTATTTTGTTGGTTCTCCCCCCAAGGTCTTGGGTTGTTGTCTTTAAGTCAGTTATTTCAGTATTTATTGGGCTTAGTTTGTTATCGACTTCTATATTAACTTTCGTTATTTCATCAGCTACGTACTCTTGCATCTGTGTATTCTTAACATAATTCTTGTTTAAATTTTCCTTTAGAGTTGCTTCCCCTTCTCTGGCATCTACTAGCTCTAAGTTAGGGTCATTCTGACTCGCTTCAGCTAGTTTGTCTTCTATCTCTTTCTTTATAGTTTCTAGTTCTGTTGTATTTTGTGCTAGTTTTTCATCTACTGATTGATGCAACTCTATTATGGTTTCCCCCAACTGCTGTTGGTACTGAGCTAAGATATTAGTTATCTCTGCCTTATGGTCGCCGATTTCTTTTTCATATCCTTCAAGCTTACCATTAACTTCTGTAGTGAAGTCTGTTACAGTCTTTGTTATACTTGCTGTGAATGTTGTCATCTCTTCGGTTAAACTAGTTGTGAATGCTTCTATCCTAGCATTGACGTCTGTTTCAAACTTTGTTACTCTCTCTGTAATTGTTTTTTCAAATAAATCGTTTTGGTCTTTGTATTCTTTTAGTGTTTGGTTAACTCCTGTTGAGAACTCTGAATATTGCTTATTCATCTCGGATTGATATGCTGTGAATCTATCATTAATGTTTGTGGTGAATGCATCTATTTGGTTCTGAACTTCTACTTCGTGATTTCTAAAATCTGATTCATATGTTGATTTATAGTCCGCTAATGTTGTAGCTACTTCCTGCTTAAATCCAGTAAAGTCTTGTATATATTGATTATTAAAAGATTCTAGTTGAGCATTTACTGTGTCTTTAAATGTTTGTATTGTGTCTGTCTCGTAAGCCATCATCTCTATAGAATCCGAGATACTTCCTCGTACTTCCTCACCGTAAATAGCTTGTCTTATCTGTTCTACATTAGCTAAAATATCCTGTAAACTATATCCCATTTTATAATTCCCCCATTCGATACTTGAAGGTAATTGTAGTATCACCTATGACCTTTATTAAATTTTTACCTTGCTTGAGGATTAAACTTTCGAAGTAGTTAGACCCTATTTGAATATTATATTCCACATCCTCAAAAACTACCTTGCATTGTTGGGTAGATTCTATTGTTGGGTTAACTGGCTGTAATCTGTTGACTATATAGAACTGACCTTCCGTTAATATTGTTTGAGGTTTACTTGCTATAATACCGTTCAAGAAGCTAAATGGATTCCATAACCACGGTTCACCCGCCACTTGAATATCATACTTATAGGGCTCTACCTCGAATTGTATTTCATATTCTACGTATTTGTCATAAGTTCTTTTTATATCTACATTTGTACATCTACCTAACCAGAAGAAGTTTTTATCCCACTCAAAGGTTATTTCATATTTTGGTTTACTGAATAGGTATTCTCCTAATTTAGAAAATTTCGTGTATGCTTCCCCCGCCTGTGTTAGTTTAGCGTCAAGAATCAAATCTATCTTTCTAGTGTCAAATAATACTCGTCTAAGGGGGTTAGACACTATACCTCCGTTGGCAAGTGGAATATTAACACTTGGATTCTTTACAGTAGGTGGGGAAATATTGAAGTCTTTTACTCTAAATCCCTTTTCGACTAGGTCTATATTATTTACCTTCACTTAGCGTATCCCCCTTTCTGATAGTTTTACACGTTGTCCACCTTCTTGGTCAAATCTTTTATATGTGCCTTTTGCTAATGTTCTTCCATCTACTACGAAGTTAACTACTTGTGAGCTGTTTTCCATAGCGTCAAGAGTGTTGTGTATTCTATCTAATCCTAATAGTGTTGGTAGCTCATCTATTGGTAAGACTGCTTCCGCATTACTTCCATGTCCTCCGACCGCATCTCCTACACCGTAGCTTCCTATAACTGTTGGCTTATTAAAGATTGCTCCTTTGGCGTTCCATCCTGCAAACCTAAAGCTTGGTACACTTGGCGGGTTTAAGCTAAAGCTACCAGACTTTTCAAACTTTGGTGTTGGTATGTGTGGAGTCTTTATTTGTACATCGAACATGTTTTTCATAAATTCTTTAATACTGCTTATAGCATCACTAATCCTTTGCTTAGCTGTTTCAAAATCTCGGGCTACTGATTCGCAGAACTCTTGACCTACGGATTTACCTTCCCACCATTTCTTAATCATATCACCAACATGACTAATATTCTGTTTTATGCTTTCCCCCGTTCTTTCTTGCCAAGTGACTAGTTTTTCGTTTTCATCATCTAACCAACCTTTAAACTTGGTATCAAAATCTTGCCACTTCTCTTTTAGGAATGTTGTTACTTCGTCCCAATGAATTGCTAGCAGGGCTAATGCTACACCCAATAATGCAAATCCCGCTAATACTGGGTTAATTGCTAAAACTACTCCCCCGAATGCAATAGCTAAGTCTTTAAGCTTACCTATCAAGGCTACGATTCCTAATCCCTTCATAACACCTTTTAATAATGTGAATGTTCCAACCAATGGTATAAGTATAACTCCTAATCCTAAAAAGGCTAATCCTATCAAACCTACAACTTTCTGGAACTCTTTAGATTGTCCCAAAGTCTCGGATAAGAATTTCTTTATCGGGTCAAAGTGTATACCTAGCTCCCCTAACTTATTTACTATCCACTCTAGTGTTGGTTTTATTATTTCGTTATACGCTAAGTCCATGCACTGTCCCACATATTCTATCTCGTTGGCTAAGTCTCTCATGAATTGTGCTATTCCTCTAATTGTATCTTGTAGTACTTGTGATTGACCTGTCATGAATGCTATTTGTAATTCTTCCCATGCTGACTGTACAGCCTTAGTTGCTCCGTATAAGTTGTTTTGTTGCTCGTCGGCTAGTCTCTTGGCTGAGATTGTTGCATCTTGCATTATCTTATCCATTTTGGACATTTTCTCATTGTGACCATCCATAATAGTTAAGAATCCTGCCATAGCGTTTTTACCTGCTATTTGGTCAGCTAATTGAATCTTTTGATTCTGGCTTAGTTTTCCCCAACCATTTGCTAATAGTTGAAGCTTTTCTTCTACGCTTGCCATTTCTGGGATTGCTATTCCTGTTATCTCTGTATATTTTGCTAGACCTTTGGATACGTTCTTGACTGGATTGGCTAGTCTGGCGAATGTTGTTCTTAATGTTGTACCTGCCATTGAACCTTTGATTGAGTTGTCTGCTAAGATACCTATATATTTACTTGCTGTTTCTATACTCATACCCATTTGACTTGCTACTGGTGCTACATATTTCATAGCTTCCCCCAACTCATTGAGGTTTGAACCTGTCTTAGCTTGTATTTTTGCAAATACGTCAGAGACTCTTCCTGCTTTATCTGTACTTAGGTTAAATGCGTTCATTGATGTAACAACTATTTCGGCTGACCTTGCCAAGTCGGTATTTGACGCTGTAGCTAAGTCTAAGACTGGTCTTATTGAGCCAATTATCTGTCCAGAGTTCCAACCCATTTGAGCCATAACCCCCATAGCGTCGGCTGAGTCCTTGGCTGAATATACTGTCGCCGCCCCCATCTCTCTGGCTTTTTTGGATAGCGAATCAAACTCTTTTCCTGTTGCTCCAGATAGTGCTTTTACATTATACATTGATTGTTCAAAGCCCGCTCTAGTTTTAAATGCTTGCTTTTCAAAATCTACTATTTTCTTGGCGCTAAAGGCTGTCCCTATTGCTCCTCCTAGTTGTTTAAATATACCTATTTGACTGCCCGCATTATTTCCTATATTCTGAAAGAGTGACCCAAGTTTCCCTAGTTTACTTTCGGCGTCTCCTGTATCGGACTTAACTTTAATATTAATATTTTTATCTGACATATGTTACCCTCCCATTTCATTAAATAATTCCTTTAGTGTTTCCTTCTTTTTGTGAGGGTCTATTGTTTGAGTTTCTTTTGCTTTTATTGGTTTATATCCCTTCTTATTTAATGCTCCGCTGATACCATAAGCTACCGCAAAAGACATGTCATTTACTAATCTCAATTTATCTTTTTCATACTGTGACATTAGCAGTTTAGCTTCGTACATGGTCATATCTAAAAACTCTTCTGTTGGTTTGTTTAATGTACCTACTACGAATTGATAGAGTTGTTCTATTTGTTCTTTTAGTGATGGGGGAGCTTCTAATTCTCCCCCTTGGTTTCCCCCAACTTCTGTGATTCTAAATCCTTTTGAGATAGACCCATACTTTCAAGTTGAACAGTTGTTATTAACTCTGCTAAATCCCCTAAGCTATTACCATCTTCTATATAGTCTGTGATTAAGTCTCCTGCGTCTTCTACTTTAAATTTTTTTAAGTTGTTATCTTTATGTTTTAACTGGTAGTAGAATACTAACCTTATAGCTCCCATATCTAATATACCCTTTTCTAAGTTTTCCCCCACATCTGGGTGCTTTGATGTTAGCTCTACCATGTTATTAAATGGCATCTTTAATTTGTATTCCTTGTCCTTAATTGTTATATACTTTCCTATCATTTACCCTTCCCCCTTATTTCTATTTACCTAGTTCGGTTTCCCCAACTTTCTCGAATTTTTCTAATCCACTAGCACCTTGTAATGTCATTGAATATGTTACTGCGTCATCATATGGAGCTTCTATTGGGAAGTCTGTTATGATTGCTTCACCCTCGTAACCCCAACTTTTATCCCTTCTACCCATTTTGATGTGCACTGGTTTTGAATCAAGGAATGCTTGTTCTAAAGTATCTAAGGCTTCGTCTCCCTCTACCATAATACCATCGGCGTCTATAGACCACTCTTTCAGTCCTGTCAAGGATTCTTTCCATCCAGAGGTTATTTTGTTTGATACGTCTATAACTTCACCACTTCTATTTAGTGTACAACCTCTTTGTCCTGCTAAGTCCTTAAACTCACCTTCGGCTGTTTCTGATTGTATTATTATTTCTAGTCCTCTTATATATTTCTGTGCCATGTAATGACCTCCTAATATTTAATTCCTACTGTATTTAGTAGGTTATTTATAGTATTGTGCTTCTACTGCAAACTCACCTTGTCTTATATCTGGTTTGTTTACATCTTGTACGTAGACGTCCGTTACTCTAATTTTTGCTATTTCCCCGCACTCATATGAGCGGGTCTTAATAATTCCTTCTAACTTCTCCAATATCTCCATAACCTCTTTTATTGAAGAGTCTGCGGAGTATACATTGAATTTAAGTCTTACTATTCCATTTTCTAAGTTCTTTATATCATTGTCGGAGCTATTCACAAACATTAGTCTTACGTAAGCTAAAGGCTCGTTCTCTGGTCTAACTGTGTATAGAGGTATATCTATGCCCTCATTTATGATTTTGAGTATATGTTTTACTATCGAGTTCTTAGCGCTAATAAAATTATCCAAAGTTTTCATTCCACCACTCTTCCACTAGATTGTCAAAAACTACGTTTAGAGATTCCTCAGCCCTGCTCATAAAGGCGTGGTCTCCTCCTCTGGCTTCTTCATATACTCCATGCATAGACGTTGCGAATACTTCTCCTTCATAACCATTTGAGCCATATCTAACAGGTACTTTGTCTATTGACATTAATAACTCTCCTGTATCTATGTGTACAAAATGGATGGCTTCATCATAAACAAAGTCGATACATTTTTTAGCTAGTCCAGACATCCTTTGTTTGTCTTTGAATCTATCAAAGTACTCTCTAAACTCTGTGTCATCAATCTTGTAACTCACCATGCTTATATGCCACCTCTCTAAATTTATACAGATATTGTTTTGATTGTGGGTTTCTTAGAATTAGTTCGAATATGTGGTTGTGGTATGCTATATATCTTACCTTATCCAGATTTGTCATTGTGACCAACGCACCCTCTAGGTGATGTATACCTTGTCGGTTTGTGATTCCATCCTCGTTGTATGAAAAGAACTCTCTTACGTTTGCATAGAAGTGTTTTCCTTTTTTATATCTAATTTGTTCCCCTTGGTAATCGTCTTTAAATGTAGTAGTTTCTAGGATATAACATAAATCTCGCATTACCATTTACAGCATCCTAAAGCCTTTTCTAAGATTATTGTTTGCTATATAGGCGTCTAAGTATTCTCTATACGGGTCAAGTAAGTTATCTAAGTATATATACTTTATTCCTTCGTTTTGTTCTGAGTGTACTGCTTCTGAACCCATCATGTTATATCGGCTACATGTTAGCTCTACGATTATCCATTCTAATTCCTCGGGTATTGTTTTTAGTCCTACGTATGTTTTAACTCTTCCTTCTATTTTATCGATTAGTGTTTCTAGTAATGTGTTTTCTTCTACTGTTTCTATTTGTAGTATTTGTTTTATATCATCAATCATCATTTTATTGTTTCCCCCCAACTTGTTTCACGTGAAACATTATTTATATAAGGGAAGGGTAAGGGGCTTTCACCCCTCGCCTATCTTATTTTGCTGTACTTGTTGCTTTTCTTCCGGATGGTTCTGATGTTGTTTCTATTTGGATTATACCGCATTTGTCTAAGTTTCTTAGGTATGCGATATAGTGAGTATCTGCTGAATATAAAGTTTTCTTTCTTCTTACGTCTCTATCTGTCTCTACTGAAGTACCTCTCTTATATTCGATACCGAATGCACCCGGCTTTAATAAGATTGCCATATTCTTTTCAGCTAACTTGTTTGATATAATTACTGATGCATTATAGATACTTCCTACAACACCGGAGATATTTATATCTGAGGATTGGTCTTTACTTACTTCGAAGGCTGGGTCTCTTCTTAATTTTTCATATTCCTTTGGAGCTACGACTAACACTTGAGATTCTCCTAAGTCTTCGCCGAAAAACTCTGCTTGGGCTTGTCCTAATGCTTCTACTGTAAGGTTCTTAACTGTCTTAGTTTTCATTGTCATTTCATGTTTAACACTTCCACCTTCTGGTGCTATTGCTGTTATCTTAGCGTCTGGTTTGAATAGTTCTAAACAATCGTTATCTATCTTTTGTGTTATAGCTTTCAATAATTGGTCTCCGATTTCCCCAACTGGATTACCATGTCCAGATAATACAGCTTCGTCTGTAATACCTATATTCTTTACTATCTTTTTAACTGTTGCTTGGTATGAGTAAGCTTGTAAGTTGTCCACATCTGATTCTGCACCTTCTGCTACGTCCTCAGCGTCTTTAACTGCTCCCCACATTGGTACTGTTATAGTATTTCCCGGAGTTCCTTGTAAGTCTGTCTCTACTAAAGCTAATGGTGCGAATCTTATATTGTCTCTAAGCTTTAAATCTAAGTACGCTCCTATAACCTCTGGATTAATTAAGTTCTTCATAAAAGTATCTGTTGCCATTTTATTATTCCCCCTGTAATTTTATATATTTCGTCCAGTTAATCTGGCGAATAGTTCTGGATTTTCTTGTGCTAGTTTATTAATTTCACTCATTGACATTTTATTTATATCTATTGGTTTCTCGCTGTCGAATGATTGGCTTGGCGTATGAGCTGTAGTTTTTAGTCTGCCCTCCACTGCCTTTTCAACTGCGGACTTAAACTCGATTTCTAATAAATTTATATTATTCCTAGTTTGCTCTGGTGTATCTGCTACAAAGAAGTTAACCATGCTACTAGGTAGATTTTTCTCATTACATATTTGTAGTCCTAAAGACTTCATTGATTCTATTGACTTCTCTTTTTGTAGTTGTGACATTTGAGTCTTTAATTCTCTAAGTTGTTTTTGCTCTGGTGTTTCTTCTGGGTTTCTCTTTGCAACCTCTTCCTCTATCAATTCACTTAGGTGGTTGCTCTTCCAAGTATCGATTCCTTTTGAAACTGTCTTGTCTAATATTGGTTGAATTACTTTTCTACCTTCTTCTGTCTCGATAAAGTCTGGTACTAATTCTTTAGCTTTTTCAGCTACCTTTTCTTCTGGTATTAACTCGTCTATTGCTTCTGGGTTCTCTTCTAAATATTTCTTTAATTCTTCTATCATTTATATATTCCTCCTATGACCTTATAGTACTTTGCCTATAAGTTCTATTTATTTTGTTTTCCCCCGATACGTTTTAAACGCTACGGTATGGGTACTAGTCTGCACCTACAATTTGGGTGCTGTGGGATTGTTGGTGTCTTGTCGATATCGAACTCTTGAAGGTGTAGTCCACCGCATACCTCACAAGTACGTTCGTCTATCCTTGTATACCATCTAACGCGTTGTTGCTTGTCCCTCTTGTATGCTAAGAGACTAGCCATATTTATAAAATGTTCAGTGTCGACTTTCTGAACAAATTTTATCTGGTCAATTAACTTATCGAATCTTTTAATAACACTCGGTAGTAACTCCTCTAAGGTATACCCTTTACGTAGCCCTTGAGTAATTATCTTCCTTATGTCTGTTTTGAATCTGTCTCCATGATTTCTTATTCTCACGTCGTAGGTTAAACCACTCCATGGGAACTCGATTTCTTTCTTAAACTTCTTGTATGGGATATTTCCCTTTACTCCTAAGATGTTTAGTATCTCTTTGTAGATAGTTTCTTGAGAACTAAGGAATTGTTTCCTTAGTCCTCTGTTTGTACTATCTGTTATCTTATCTATCATTGTATTTATATATTTGTATTCGTTTAGTATTCCGTATTTTCTAGCTCTGTTATATGTTATGTTTTCCCCCAACTTGGAGTAGATTCTACTTAGTCGGCTTATTAGTAACCCCTTTAGGTTTTCGTACGGTATCGCTACCTCTAGCTGTTCTAAGGTCTGCTCTTGGGCTTTCCTTATAGCCCTTATTTGGTTCTGGGTCATCTTCTAAACCTCCCATGTCCACATCATAATCTACTATTTGGTAATCTATCTCTTGGTCTTTCTTTCTTTGTTCTTCTAAGTCCTGTTGAGCTTTCTCTGGGTCTTCTAAGAATGGTAGTTGTGATAGTAGTTCAATATTTGGTACAATGTCTTGTAAACTTACTACGGTGTTTACTAATTCATTTAAGTTCTGCGGTATGTTTCTAGTGAACACTGGTTTAATATCTAATGGATTAAAGTCTGCTCCCTTGACATTGAGTAAGTTTACTATTAACTTGTTTCTATATTTAATTCCTGTTGCGAACTTTCTTTCTCTCACTGCTGTCTTGTTTTCTAATCCTATAAGTTTGTAACTAATTGCAACCCCGCTTAGGTTTGATGCAAATTTCTCATCTTGTAAGTTTGGGGTCATGCTGAACTTATGAATGTCTGCCACTAATCTTTCTTTTATATTCTCGATATGTTTATCGTTAACTTGCTTTACTAACCACTTAGCGTCACCCTCTTCGTCTGTAAGCATTACTCTGTTGTTCTTCATCTCTTCTATTTCTTCCGGCTCTGTTCCTATTAAGTTCTTCAGTAATAGGTAGGCATCGTTGAAGTAGTTAATGTCATTGACTGAGTCAGATACTGCTAAGTTATACGCATCTACTAAAGATATTATTGTTTCAAAGTCTCCCATTCTTTCTGTGTTAGCTATATATTCTACTACGGGAACTTCTCCAAAATAGTGTCTGGTTTCTCTAATAAGTGTCATGTCTTGCATTGGTGATTTACCTTCACCTACGTATTCTCTTATATGTGTTTTATCATATATTGTTAGGAAGTATTTATATTGTCCTCCCCCGCCGTTGTCTACTGCTCTATAATGAACTGCACACAATGGCTCGTCTTCTATATCCATACTTCTTAGGTACAATACGTCTGCGGGCTTAACAGCCTTGTATTTGATTTCTCCTTCTGCTGTGTAGTAAACAACCTCGAATGCATGTCCATATATTGAGCTTAGCTTTGCTAGTTCTGCATTCTCGTCGTCTTCATCATTTAGTGTTGATATATCTTCTATCTCATCTTTGAGCTTTTCATCTTCTGATATATAATTTATTGGCTTCCCCACAAAGTATGATACTGAGTTATCTACGATTAGTTTAGGGAAGTTGTGTATAATCTTATTGTTAGGCTTATGTGTATCGTCGAATGTTCTTTGTAATATAACATGTTTGCCTTTGTAGTAATCTTCTAACATTTGGTATGCAGGCTTCAGCATATCATGTTGTTGGACTACTTCGAATATATCTTTAATGGTGTAATTTCTATCTATGTGAAACGTTCTAGGTCTGAATAGTATCTCTATTCCCGCCCTTAAATTTGTAGCCATAATCTACCTCCTATAATCCTAAAGAACCTTTGTTGATGTTCTTCATTCTTGCTCCTCTTGTAAGTTCTTCTATTGCATATCTTAAAGCATCAAGTAAATGGTTGAATCCATCTATTGGCTTGTTAATATACTCTCCTGTTTGCTTGTCCTTTTCCCAAGTATAATTTTCTAGTTCTACAATCATGTTTTTACAAGCAGGACTTACTTCGATTTGGTATTGCTGAATATATTGTATTCCGTTAAGTACTGAGTCTTTACCTTTTCTAGCTCCACGAATCTTTTGTATTCCAGATTTCTTTAACTCTCTAATAGACTTAGGTTCTGAACTATCTGCTGTTATTCTTTCATTTTTAAAGCCTTTACTAACTATCATGTCGCATATATCACTGTTTAGCATTCCCCGCTCATAGTGTTCTTGATGGATGTACATTTTCTTCTCTTGCTGATTTACTAACACCACGACGAACGCTGTTGGGTCGTTTGTATATCCAAAGTCTAGTCCAAAGTAATATTTATATCCATGTTTAACTAATGAGTTAACTCTTCTTACTTGTACTTTCCAGTTATTATAGACTAACTTACCTAAAGATGCGAACTCTCCTAATGCATATATTTGATAATATGTTGGGTTAGTTCTCTTCAAGTCTTCTAAGTAGTCTAAGTATGATTGAGGTAAGAACTTGTTATCTTTCCATGTTGTTTTAATTATTACTGTTCCTACTGGTGGCTCTTGAGCAAAGAATGTTTTGTAAACCCAATTCATCTTACTAACTGGATTAAACATTAGCACTATTTGTTGATTTGGTTTCCTACTTCTTAGACGTAGGTTAAGTTGTGTGAAGTCATCTTTAGTTATGTCAGACGCTTCCTCTATCATGATATCATCTATACCGTGGATTGATTTAATCTTCTCTGGGTCGTCTATACCCTTGAACATAAATCTACTTCCGTTAGGTAGTTCTATTTTCATCATAGTTTCTTGAACGTCGCAGTATTCTAAAAGACCGAATCTTTGAAGTTGAGCTTTATACTCAGCGTAGATACTATCTCTTATCTTGTCTTGTACTTTCCTTACTACGAGGCAAGTTCTATTTGGATTCTCGGCTAATTTAATTATCATCTTTTGAACTGCGAATACTGACTTTCCGCTACCTGCCCCACCGTAGAATACTGTTATACGTTCTTTGTTTCTAAGGTAAGGAAGGTAGGCTTCATTAAAGAAACTCTTTTTAACTTTCATGTTAATTTGCATTTCCTGTTCCTCCCCCACTTTATGTAATTGTATTTTCTAGTTAAAGGCTGTTGCCTACGGTTTCTGGATTACCGCAAACCCCAATAGCTGTCCACTACTGGATTATTCTTCTATATCAACTAGGATATTAACATTGTTGTTTGTCTCAACTTTCTCTGTGAATAATGCATGATACTTACCTAATAACTCAGCACATGCTATTCTATCTTTTGGTAGGAACGACCTGTTAGAGTGAATACTCTCGAACTCGTTGTTCATTACCTTAGTTAGAAAGTTAAGAGTTTGTTTTGCAGAAGCTACCTCATCTTCTAAAATCTCATTCTTCAATTCTTTGATATATTGCCTAACATGAGGCTTCCTTGACAATTCATACGCCATACTTCTTAGATTACCAGAGTTTGCATATCCTGCTCTCTTGGCAGATTCTACTAGGTTGAATGTTTCAACGTAAGCATGAGCGAATTTATGTTCTTTCTCTGTTAAGCCTAGCTCCTGTGCTCTTTCAACATAATCCATATTCAGTTTTCCCCCTCTCAAGATATTACCAAATCTGGTATA